GCTCATGAAGAAGAACGTATCGAAGTTATCGGTAAGCACTTTAGTGAACATGAGTAGAGGATGTTGTGGTGCTGGATGTCCAGACTGTCCATTCAGACCACCTTCTAAATATAAAAAGGGGATCATTGGGTCCTCTTTTTTGTCCTAATATAATTTTTAAATGAAAAAATTAATCGTACTTCCTATCATGCTTTCTCTTGTTAGCATTATTGGAAGCTCGCCAGTTGAAGCGAAAGGTAACAAACTTAGCGGACGACCTGGAGTTTCAGTTAGACCTAGGAAATGTAATCTTTGCCAACCCAAGGTTCGTATTCCAAAGAAATGTAATCTCTGTCAGGGTGGACGCCGCATCAGATTTGGCACACCAAAACAAAAATGACTTGTTGGTCCAAAAAAAGCCGGAAAAAAACTCTGGCAAAATTTTGACTAAAAAAGTCAACCACCTCTTGACAGGGGTGGTTTTTTACTGTATACTATAAAAGTTGAATAAGCTATTTTTTATGTGGAAACTTATCCTTGCGAGTCTCCTTGTTTCAACGCCTGTATTGGCTGAACAAGAAAAAATTACTAAAGGTTACTACTCTATGGATGCCATGGGTTGTATGCTTCTTCAAGAATGTACTGAGGATATAGATAAAGTCTATTCTCTACTAGATATTTCATCGCAGTATGACAATACAGAATCATTTACTCCATTGTCATCTGAATTTAATCATATGATTACCTCCCTCAATCAAGTTGGAGTGAATGTATATCTTGCTGATGAGAAGTATTTTCCAGTGGGACATCGTGGTGTCTATCACACTGTGAGTAATAACTTCTTTCTAAACAAATCATTCATGGGTCGTCCTGGTGTATTGATGTCAGTCATGCGTCATGAAGGATGGCACGCTGCACAAGATTGTATGGCAGGTACGATTAATAATAGTATGATTGCTATTATCAAACCTGAAGATGAAGTGCCCCCATTGTGGCGTGAGATGGTAGAACGTACCTATCCTGAGTCAGCATGGCCTTGGGAAAAGGAAGCAACCTGGGCAGGTAAGACACAAGGTATGACACAAGATGCACTTGAATCATGTGCTGCAGGTACTATGTGGTCTGATTATGAACCAACCCCAATGACTAGAGAGTGGTTGGAAGAAAACAATTTTATTAAAAACTGATGAAAATTTTCCTTGATACAGCAGATCTGAATGAAATTCGTGCTGCTAATGAAACTGGTTTGATTGATGGGGTTACTACTAACCCTACACTTATTTTAAGAAGTGGAAATGATTTATACTCTACTGCAAAACTTCTTGCACTAGAGTATCCTCACTTTGAAAGCATTTCTACAGAGGTTGTTGCTGACACCGCTGAAGAAATGATTGAACAGGCACAACAGTATATTGATATTGGTCCTGCCATTACAATTAAGGTGCCTCTTACTGTGGAAGGTCTGAAGGCATGTAAAACTCTCTCAGATCAAGGTGTAAAAACAAATGTTACTCTTTGTTTCTCTGCAGCACAGGCAGTTATGGCAGCAAAGGCTGGTGCCACCTATGTCTCTCCCTTTGTAGGACGCATGAACGATAACTCAGTTAGTGGGGTTGAATTGATCCGTGCTATCACGGGTTTGTATTGCAGTCATAGAGTCCCCACACAGGTCCTGGCCGCGTCTCTGAGGGACGTTCACCACGTCTCTAGGTGTTTCCTTTATGGTGCTGGTGTATGCACAATGCCACCCAAGGTATTCTGGAAGATGTATGACAGTGTTCTGACCCGTGAAGGACTTGCGTTGTTTCAAGCAGACTGGGACTCAATAAATAATGTTTAGTCTCTGGATTCACATAAGAGCATTCTTTGCCGTTGTAGTTGTTAACTGTATGCAACCTATTAACTGGGCTCAGTGTGTTCAAGTGAACCAGTGGTTGATTCCAGATTTGGTAGAGGGATATCAGATCTGGACTAAACAAAAACATCCATACCAAAATGAAAAGGACTATTTAAATGGACTCAGCAGACAGAAAACTTGCGAAATCGATGCAGGAGTTCAACGGGATCAAGAAAATCATCGAAGAGAACAAGGGCAACAAACAAAAGACCTGGACTAAGATGAAGAAATATAAAAAGTTTATTAAGTCTTCTCTCAGTGAGGTCCAGAGACTAGATAATTATGATAAAATGTATGAAGATCTAAAGGACACCTATGCCGATCAACCTCCACGAGAAGTTTAATCACTACTTAAATTCTGATAGAAAACTAGACCTTGAAGATATAAATGAAAGAATTATATCTTATGGGTGGACAGATGACGGTATAGAACTAACTGGATATCGTATTACAACTGAAAATTATATTCTTTATTATAATTTATCAGATGAATTCGTCCGACAAGAGTCAAGGTTCCATGTCCCATCAAATCATAAACCAGCTGCAAGTGAAGGCGATCAAGAACGACGAGAGTTTTTGAAAGAATTATTACAACCAACAGATGACAATGTTTAATTATTCTGGACTACTGAGACAACCTGCTGAACATATTATTGGTGCTTTTGAACCAGATCTTATTACAATCGGTGACATTGAAAGATACCTTAATAGTCATAAGTTTTTGCTTGATGAACTATGTGTAATTGATTCTACAACTAACAATAAATCAGATTATAATCATGTTCTAGGTCCTTGGAGAAAAGGTTATGATCCAAAGAGCGTAGAGAATATGTGGGAGGAAGGGTATGCATTTATCCTCCACACTCCTTATATTAATGATAAAATTAAGAGTATTGTTGCTGCAGTAGAGGCATCTAACTTTGTATCAGCTGATGCACATACATATTGTGGTAAAAAGAATAGTCAATCATTTCATCCACACTCAGATAACAATTGTAATCTCATCATTCAATGTACTGGAGTTACTGAATGGAATATTTGGGATGCAAAAACAAAGTTTGATGCAGAGGTGTTTGATCAAGGCTTTGATATGAAACCCTTCATGCATTTTTATGCCAGACCTGGAGATGCTTTGATCATACCTAGAGGTCAGGTTCATCAGGCAATACCTGCAACTGATCGTATTAGTGTTAGTATTCCTTTCTGTCCAGGACCTAGAACAATTCAAAAAGACTTGAGATTATCTTGGGATGACTAGTAAGTATGATTTCGGGGGTCTTGACAGACACCCTGCCAACGTGTTAAGATTGATCAGTGAACTTGAGGGATCATACCAACTCCTTAAGTACATGGGGTTCAAAGAGGACATGGAGACTCTTGACAGAATGAAGAAACCATACTATAGTATGTACTTCAAACTCAAACGAGAACAAAACAATCCTCTATAGCTCAGTTGGTAGAGCAGGTGACTGTTAATCACCCTGTCCCTGGTTCGAGTCCAGGTGGAGGAGTTCGACGGGGGATGAGTCCGCCCGCGACGGTGCTAACCACACTGTGATGGAGAGTTGGTTACTCTCTAATTACTCCATTACAAACTGTCAGAATGTTAGGGTTTAGAAAATGCCCCATAGCAAGCATTCGGATAAGTGTAATGTATGCCCCTGTAGCTCAGTGGTAGAGCAGTGCTTTTGTAAAGCAAAGGTCATCAGTTCAAATCTGTTCGGGGGCTTTAGAAATAACCGAAAAGTTATTTCTTATAAATAAAGATGCAACTGTCACATTCAAGTAAGTATTTTTACTTGTGGCAGTTTCATACTTAACAACGAGACAAGTCGATGTCTCTATTCATCTGCGGGTAACCATTCCGCAAGTAACTAAAGGTAATTTAAATGATTAAATCTGTATTCGCAGCAACTGCTGCTCTTTTCGCATCTGCTGGTGCAGTCTTCGCTGGTCCCTACGTCAACGTAGAAACCAATGCTGGATGGACTGGAAGCGAGTATAACGGAGCCGCAACAGACTTCCACCTGGGCTACGAAGGTGCTCTTGGTGAAGATGCTTCGTACTATATCCAGGGTGGTGCTACTCTGGTCAGTCCTGATGGCGGTGAGAGTGACACCGTTCCTTCTGGTAAGGCAGGCGTTGGAGTCGGTTTGACCGAAGCACTGGGTGCATACGGTGAAGTGTCGTTCGTTGGTAGTGGCGATGACGATCTCGACCGTGGTTACGGCGCTAAGTTGGGTCTGAAGTATTCCTTCTGATCTAAATAAGTCAAGAGGTCTTCGGACCTCTTTTTTTTATCCCTGCCTGGCTTGACACGAGCCAGGTTTTGTATTATATTAGGAGAGTTCCAATGGATATTGAAATTTACACACGCGATGGATGTTCCTACTGCGATATGGTCAAAAAGATCTTCACTGCAAAAGGATGGGCTTATTCTGAGAGAAAACTTCTCAAAGATTTTCAAAGAGAAGAATTCAAAAACATGTTTGGTTCTGATGCAACTTTCCCAAGAGTTATGTTTGAAGGAAAAATAATTGGTGGTGCCAATGAAACAGTTAACTATCTTAGAGAAAACAATTTGATTTAATCCCAGAAACTAAATATTACAGAGAGATCTAGGGGAGGTAGATCAAAGTCCAAGTAAACGTTCTAAGAGTTATCAAATGGATGCTACTACGCTTTTCTTCACGGCATGGATCACACTTGCAACACTTATTATTGGTATCGGAGTTGGATGGTTTGCTTCTTTAAGGTATAATGAATGGATGGACCATGCAAGTTACTCTAAGGTTCTTTTCCATCCAGAAATGTATGATGAAAATGGCCGACTGAGTGATGAAAGTGTACTTTTCCCTGGAAACCTAGATGATTATTTCAACCATGATGAGGATGAAGACTAAATTATTATGATTTTAATTGACATGAATCAGGTTATGATTTCTAACCTGATGGTTCAGATCAACAATCGATCTGAACTTACTATTGACCTGATTAGACACACAGTTCTAAATTCTTTGAAGTCTTATAAAAGAAAGTTCGGGAAGGAATACGGAGATCTTGTACTCTGTTACGACTCCAAAAGATATTGGCGTCGTTCCTTCTTTGAATATTATAAGAGCAATAGAAAGAAAGACCGAGAGAAATCAGGTCATGATTGGAATAGTATCTTTGATGTTCTTAATCAAGTTCGACAAGAGATCAAAGAGAACCTCCCTTATAAGGTAGTAATTGTAGAGGGTACAGAAGCTGATGATGTCATTGCTGTTCTATGTAAGGAACAGAAACTCATCAACACACGACTTGAGAACAATATGCAACCACCAGACAAAGTTCTGATCTTATCTGGTGATAAGGACTTCATTCAACTTCAGAAGCATTCTTTTGTTAAACAATACAATCCTGTCCAAAAGAAATATGTAGATGGAGTTGACCCTAAAATATACATTATGGAACATGTTGTCAAGGGTGATAGGAGTGATGGTATTCCTAACATCTTCTCTCAAGATGACACGTTCGCTATTGGTATGAGACAAAAACCAGTTCCAAGAAAGTTGTTAAATATTCTTGTGAACTCAAACCTTTCTGATCATCTGGACGAACAACAGATGAAGAATTGGGAAAGGAATAGTACACTCATCGACCTGGAAAAGATTCCAGCTAATGTTGCAGACGACATTCTGAATGAGTATTACTCAGTCACTCCATCACCAAAGAGTACGTTGTATAACTATTTGGTAAAGCATGGTTTGACCAAACATCTAGAAACAATTGAGGAATTCTGAAATGAGACTAATGATTAGTGAGGTACTGCAAAAAGTATCAAATGCAAAAACCAAAGCAGAAAAGGTTGATTTACTGAGACAACATAATACGGATGCACTGTTATCTGTTCTCATTATTAACTATGATGAGAGTATACAGTCTCTCCTTCCTTCTGGTAGACCACCATACAAGGAAAATGATGCCCCTAAGGGTACAGAACACACGGTCCTAGAGAAGGAGGCCCGTCTTCTGTTCAACTTCTTTAAGGGTGGTAATCCTTCACTCTCACAGACTCGTAGAGAGATGATCTTCATCCAAATGCTTGAAGGTCTTCATGCAGATGAAGCAGAACTTGTAGTCCTTGCAAAGGATAAGAAACTGACAGAAAAGTATAAGAGAATCACATTCAAAGTCATTCAAGAAGCCTTTCCTGATGTTAAATGGGGAGGACGCTCTTGACACAGATCTATAATCTTACTATACTACAACAGGACTGTAGTCCTGAAGATGCAAAGAATCCTGAACTTCCTTCTGATGCATATCTAGTGAGTTATGAACTCGATGGGTCAGTTCGATATGATATTTCCAGAGGTAAACTAACAGACATGTTTGATTACTACTGGGATAATTATCGATATGATTTCCTCGGTTGGAAGTGGGCAGATGGACGAGTTAACCCTAAACTTTATGGATCAAGACAAAAAGAAGAAAAAAAGAAACGAAAGTAGTTTCTTAAACTTCGACCCGAAAGAATACTTTGGTAGTGCAGTCGATCAAAAGATCGAAGAGCTCAAAGAAGAAGCAGAGATGGAAGAGAATAAAGAACTTGGCATGTCAATTGTCACGGAGGCACTCAAATTTTGTTGGGTTCCTCTGCTCATTTGGCCTTGTTGGAACTTTGCATTAGTTCCTCTCTTTGGTTTACCTGCTATTGGATTCTTCAAGTCGATTGCAATTTACCTGATAATCAAGATAGTTAAGCTATGATCAAACTTATTTCTGTTACACCTAATGCAGAAACAACTATGGGATATGTTGCTCGGGTGAGCAATCCTAATAACCAATCAAACCCAAAGGTTGCTGGTCTGTTAAAGTACTGTATTCAACATGGTCATTGGTCTGTCTTTGAACAGGCACATATGACTGTAGAAATCAACACAACCAGAGCCATCGCTGCTCAAATTCTAAGACATAGGTCTTTCACATTCCAAGAATTTTCACAACGATACGCAGATTCATCTAGTCTTGGTGATACGATTCCTCTGCCAGACTTAAGGTCTCAGGATACTAAGAATCGTCAGAACTCTATTGATGATGTTGACCCATTCACCAGACAGAAGTATGAGATCTTGATGCAACATCATTTCCAAGAGGGAATGAACCTGTATAAAGAAATGCTTGATTCTGGCATTGCAAAGGAATGTGCTAGAAATGTGCTGCCGCTCTGTGTGCCTACAAGAATGTACATGACGGGCAATATTAGAAATTGGATACATTATATCGAATTGCGTTCTTCTAATGGTACACAGAAGGAACACATGGACATTGCAACAGAGATTAAACAATTGTTCATTTGCCAGTTCCCAACTATCGCAAAGGCGTTAGAATGGAGGTGTATCAACGACGACTGTGGTTGCGACAAGTATGATTATCAACCTGCTCTCCTAATTGAATGAACATTTTTGTAACTGATCCTGATCCCCGTGCATCTGCATGTGTCCTACCAGACAAACACATCGTCAAGATGCCTTTAGAATGTTGTCAGATGTTATCTATCATCTACAGTGACTGGTATTATGATTGGGCTCCGTTACCTAAAAAAGATGGCGGATACTATGCAACCAAGAAAGGTGCATTTCGTAATCATCCCTGCACAGTATGGGCAGCAAAGAACCACTACAATACTGCATGGTTAATTTCCCATGGTATTTCTCTTTGCGTAGAGTACAAGAGACGTTATGATAAAGAACACTCTTGTCAAAAGACATTGTTCTATGCAAAGAAAGTATTCCATCAAAAGAGTGGTAAAGTAATTACATGTTGGCCTATGGCAACAGATTTTACTCGCGCTATGCCAAATGAATATAAATTAGATGAATCCATTGATACTTTTACTGCATACAAAATGTATATTGCCAGTAAAGACTGGGTTTCTGATAACTATCTCAGAGATCCAGATGCAAAGCCATTATGGTTAAGATAGTATAAATAGTCCTACGCCGTTTATTGTTATGCCTACATATCCTGTAAAAAATAAAGAGACTGGAGAGACTAAAGAACTTTCCATGACCATGAAAGAATATTCTGATTGGAAAGATGCCAATCCAGACTGGGACAAAGATTGGATGGCAGGAGTAGGTGGTACAATCTATGGTTTGCCAAAACAATCTGATGGTTTTCGTGAGGTAATGTCAAAGGTTCAATCCGAACATCCTCGAGCTAATTTGTCCCAATATACTTGATCTGATGCCTGTAAAAAAGAGAAAGACTACACCTACTCAAACAAATAGCGGTGCTCCTATGACCGTTAAACAGATGAGAAGGAAGAAACCTATTAATTCCGAGCACCTAACAAATATTACTCCCATCACCGACACACAGTCGAAAGTGTGGGAGGCATTTGAAGAAGGTAAACATCTATTATTGCATGGTGCTGCTGGGACGGGTAAAACATTTATCTCTCTCTACCTGGCCATGAGAGAGGTTTTGAATCCTAATACTGCATACGAAAAGATTTATATTGTCCGATCTCTAGTTCCTACTAGGGAGATCGGGTTCTTACCTGGTGACCATGAAGACAAATCAAATCTTTATCAAATTCCATACAAACATATGGTAAAATATATGTTTGAGATGCCTGATGACAATGCATTTGAAATGCTTTATGATAACCTCAGGTCTCAGGAAACTATTTCTTTCTGGTCCACTTCTTTTATCCGTGGAGTTACGCTTGATAACTGTATCATTATAGTTGATGAGTTTGCTAACCTAAACTTCCATGAACTTGATAGTATCATTACTCGCGTCGGTCAAGATGCAAAGATTATTTTCTCTGGAGATGCAGCGCAATCTGATCTAGTGAAAATGAATGAGCGTACAGGTGTTCATGACTTCATGAAGATTATCCAAATGATGGAAGAGTTTTCTTCCTTTGAGTTTGGTATAGATGACATTGTAAGATCTGGTCTTGTCAAGAGTTATCTAATCAGTAAATATAAATTAGGAATGTAATGAAAGAGTTTTGTCATGTAGAAGTTCCTACTCCTAAGGAACTTGTAGTTGAACAATCTGATGGTAAAAGATTCTACGTCACGCCAGAGGGAAAGAAGTATCCTTCTGTGACCACGGTCAGTGGTTGCAAAAAGAAGAAAGATATACTAGAATGGCGTCGGAAGGTTGGAGAAGAGAAGGCAAATCGCATCTCTACTCGCGCCTCTAATAGAGGTAACCTCTTCCATGACTTGGTGGAACAGTATATCCGTAACAACTCAATCAAAAAGTTTGACCCTCTGACTTATGAACTCTTCAAATCGGTGGAAATGGATCTCGATCGGATTGATAATATTCATCTTTTGGAAGCCCCTCTTTACTCTGATTTTCTCAGGTTGGCTGGTCGTGTTGATTGTATTGCTGAGTTTGATGGCACTCTTAGTGTAATTGACTTTAAGACATCCAGCAAAACAAAAAAAGAGTCATGGATCGAAGATTATTTTGTGCAGGAAACTGCATATGCAGGAATGTATTATGAAAGATACAACCAAAAAGTAGACCAAATCGTCACCATTATTGCCGTTGAGAATGGTGAACCTCAAGTTTTTGTAAAAGAAAACATCCAATATTATTTTACCTTGCTTGAAGAGTACATCAAAGAATACCACGGAATCAATGGATGATATTAAAACCCTAGAAGAATTTCTTGAAGACAATTTTATGACTCCAACAAAGTTTGCCGACGAGATCGAAACTCTTGTCAAATATCATGATGTGAATTACATTGAGGCAATTGTTGAGTTCTGTGACACGAACTCTATTGAGACTGAAACAGTATCAAAACTGATTTCAAAACCTCTTAAAGAAAAAATTAAATACGAGGCACAAAAACTTAATTATATTAAGAAAACCTCAAAAGGCGTACTGCCTATCTAAAAAATGTCTTTTTTTGAACACGAAAGAATTAGAGATGAAGTAGTATACCTACAAGAATCGTTTGCTAAATTGCAATCCATCTCTACAGCGTTTCCATCAATGGAAACGGATGAAAAATTAGAGTTCATAGAAGAATGTTTAGAACTCATTGAAAAACAAAAGATTATTTACACCAGACTATCATTGTCGGAAGAAGAAGATGCCAAAGAGATAAGACACCAGATGGATAATCTGGCTAAGATCTTTGGTTCTGACGACGGAATCAAACCAGTTCTCGATTCCATGCAGGAAAAGATGGTAGGGTTCCGTCGTCATCTTCTTGACACCGACCCCATAGACTGATATAATACATTCGTTGGGCAGGACGGGACTGGGAGACTGGTTCGCACTGTAAGACCCAACACTCAAACCAAATCCAATTAATACGGTAATACTAAAATGTCCTTTGCATCCCTTAAAAAGTCCTCTGGATCTTCTTTCGATAAGCTTAATCAGGCAGTAGAGAAGATGAACTCTGCAGAAAAGAAGAGTGGTGGAGGTCCTGACGAACGTCTCTGGAAACCTGAGATGGATAAGTCTGGTAACGGTTATGCAGTGATTCGATTCCTCCCTGCACCTGATGGTGAGGATATTCCTTGGGCAAAGATCTGGTCTCACGCCTTCCAAGATAAGGGAGGTTGGTACATTGAGAACTCTTTGACTACTTTGAATCAGAAAGATCCTGTTGGTGAACTAAACCGTGAACTCTGGAACAGTGGTCGTGACTCTGACAAAGAGATTGCTCGTAAACAGAAACGTAAACTGTCTTACTACAGCAACATCTATGTTGTAGAAGATCCTCTACATCCTGAAAACGAGGGTAAAGTCTTCCTTTATAAGTTCGGTAAGAAGATCTTTGACAAACTGACTGAAGCAATGCAACCTCAGTTTGCTGATGAGAAGCCCATCAATCCTTTCGATATGTGGGAAGGTGCTAACTTCAAACTCAAGATTCGTAAGGTTGAAGGTTATTGGAACTATGATAAGTCTGATTTCGCATCACCCTCTTCTCTGGGTGGTTTCAGTGATGATGAACTGGAAGCAGTCTGGAAACAGGAGTACAGTCTGACTGAGTTTACCGATGCTCGTAACTTCAAGACCTATGACGACCTTCTGACCCGTCTGAACATGGTTCTGGGTAAGACTGCACGTCCTTCTGTCGCCCGTGTCGATGAGTCCTTTGAGGACGAATCTGAGGGTCGTGGTGACTTCAATTCACCTGACATCAATCCTGCACCCGTTGCAGAGAAACCCAA